TAATACTTAGCGAACCCTTGCTTATGCAGCCATGCAGCATACTTGTTGGGGATGATGTTAACGGTGTTTTTTTTTACCTCCCAAAATATATCCTCCTCTTTTTGTATGGCTTTAATGTCCTCCTTAGAAACGCTCAGTTGCTTGCTAATGTCCTCGGGAGCTATTCCTTGCTTCAGTTTATTCTTAATACCTTGGATAGCCTCCACATCTTCAAATACCTTGAGCCCAAACTGTGCCTGCTTGTATGCATTCCTTACGGTATTGGTTATCTCGGTAGCTCCAAAGCCTTCCTGCGTATATTGTAGTAGTGTATTCTCCGCAGTTGTGAGGGGAATAGAGTACTCACATAGGCAGCAGGCTACCTTGTAGATGTAGTTAGCCCTATTTCCCTCCTTAAATTCACCATGGTTAAACTTCAGCACCTTCTCAATAATGCGGTTCTCATTGGTTACAATCACCTTGGGGGTATATTCACTACGGTGATACCCTGTATCCTCCACAATACCTGTGTAGATGGCGGCAAATTCATTCAGGTAGGCCTCGGGGTCATAGGACTCAAAGCAAACCCTTGAGATATTCTTGTTGGAGGTATCAAAATACTCACTCTTAATGTACTGCTCATAGTGGCTGAACCTCCTCCGGTGCTCTACCTTGTCGCACTGAGGTATCCTAATCACTACCTTGAGGCCCTTACCACTTGGAGACGTAAATAGCATATATGTGTACTTATCGTCAATAAGCCTCTTCCGTTCTGCTGCCATGGTCTCAGCATCGGGGTACTTGTCAAAGTCCAGGATACACAGCCCAGAGTGCTCAACAAGGCCATCATCCTTCCGCTCACTGAAGGTACCATTGAACATGATCGCCATGAGTGTGTTCTTGAGCTCATTATTGCCCTTCCGGATGGCCTTTATCTTACTAATTAAATCAGGTGTGCCTACCTGTATCCTGTTATGCACCTCTATTGCCTTAATAGAGAAGGGTGTCTCTTTAGAATTGTAGAGACTTTTGAAAATTGAAATGTAAGGGTTATACATGGTTACAAATATATTAAATAATTCTAATTCGTGACAACTCCGTGACAACCGTGACAACTCCGTGACAACTCAAAGGGGGTAGTTGTCACGCCTATAAGCCCCGTCAGTATTGGGTTTCTTGTGTTTCCGTGACAACGTGACAACTCAAAGTCAACTTTTTGGGGGGTGAATATCACTGTATTAAATATATGGCTCATATGCATTTGGGTTGTCACGTCGTCACGGATGGGCAAAAAGAAAGGGAGCCGAAGCCCCCTAACGTATTAACCCTTATCTTATGACATGGCAAATATCTCGCTTAATTGCTTACCTGTCAAGGGTTTTTCAAAATTGGTTAATAACTTTGGAGGAAAGTTTCCGTTAATGGTTACCTCCACATTCTCCGTGTCAACCTCATTGTATTTTACCTTGTAGGTTGTCACGGGGTTGTCATGGGTTGTCACGGTGAGCAGTTGAGGAACCGGGTTAATGGCTGCCAGGTACTTGTTATCGTTCACCTTCCACCACAAGTCATGCATCTTAATGCCATAGACTATTGTGCTGTGGTTCAATCCAAGGTAGTACCCTGCAAGCTGCACTGTCATGTGCCTCCTACGTACCAGGTAATGAGCTAAGAAATACCTCTTATAGACGTACTCTTGTTTCCTGGTCCTCCTAAGTAGGTTGAAGTCATCAATGATCTTTACTATGTCCATGTTCTGCACCTTGGATAGGTGGTATAGTTCGTCAATCATTAACATAGCTCTTCAATTTTGTACCCCCACTGGAGATATTGTTCTAAGGTGTCAAGCTCCTCATCTTGCTCGTCAAAGCTATTTAGTTCGTGGAGGTATCCATTGGCATCTAAGCCCATGTAACACCATACTCCTCCCTCGGGCTGAACCGTATCAGGTAGCCACATTCTGTAGTATTTTACGTATTTCATTGTTCTAATCGTTTTGGGTCATTAACTCCTTTGAACAGGTTGCTTGTGGTAGCTATCATGCCTGTTGCTTTCATAAAATCAACCTCAGCCTTAGCACTGTTAATTACAGAGTTTGACAGGTTAGATATTGCCTGTGCTTTTTCCACTTCCGTAGCCAATTGCTCAGGTGTTAATTCATCATCGTTCAATCTTTCGAGTGCTGCAAAGAGGTGGTCTCTTAGATCATTCATTCCGTTTCTTGCCATTTTGTTTTTGTTTTAGTTGTTTATTTAATTTACTCTTTAATCTTATCACGCTCTGCAATTCACCTGGGAACCGTTGTATGCTGTTCCGTATTGCATTCTCACGCATTGGGATGCACTCAAGGTTCTCAATGTCAAGGTTGAGGTTGTTGCCATCCTTAAATCTAACCACATGGCCTTTGGGTATTGGTCCATAAATAGACTCCCACATCAACCGATGAGTGAGCACCCAAAGGCTATCCTTTACCTTAGTATATGAGTAGGGCCTTCCTGTCTTGTCATACCGGATGGTGGTTGCATTAGGCTCCCTGGTGTTGAAGGGCTTGTTGCCAGGTTTGTACATGGTACGTTCCACCTTAGCATAGAGCTCACTGCTCATCTTCTTACCCTTGTTGTGTGCCTTATGACCAGGTTTCCATCTGCTGTTGATACCTGAGTTGAGTGCAAGCCTTCTGTTCTGCAGGTACTTAATGCGTGGGTTTTTCTTTATCCCCATGTTAAAGACTCTGTTGTAGAGCTGTGAGGTGGTGTATCCAAGGTAGTCACATAGTGCCCTGCTGGGTACGGTAGGGTAAAGTATTCTAATTAACTGCTCCTTATTCATGCCTTGATAATTTTGAAGTTACCCATTTGACAATCCCCTGAAAGTAGGAGCTCTTTTTGTTTCCACCGGCAGAGTCCTCTGCTGTTGAACACCCACTCTCTGATGAGTTGGGTGTGGATGTAGTATTGAAGTCTGAACATTTGGCTTTGCATTTTAAGTATTCGTAATATAGCTCAGTGTTGAAGCTACCTCCTATGTCATGGCTGAAGGACTGAGACCTCCACCACCGTGCACATTCGTATAGTGTTTTCCCTTTCATAGCGTATCTTCGTAAAATAATTTCATAGTATGAGCATTGGGTCCATCAGGGTGCTTAAGTGCCTCATTCATTAACTGCTCAATGGCCTTGAGCTCGGGTAGTGTTAGCACGTACCGGATATCCTTAAAGATGTCACCCTCAGCGTAGAACTCCTGCCAGGCTATCCATGCAGGTCTATTCGCACTATATTGCAGGTATGTCACCATCCCCATTATCTCGGTTCCGGTATCTCTTGTGAACCTTACATCCACATTGTAGTTGTCATGAAATTCCATCCAAGTTATCTGCATATCATAAAGATTAAGAGGTGATACATAGCTACAGGAACAGCTACCACTACAATGGCAGCCAATACATCGTCAAGTACTTTATTTTTCATTTGGAGTCAAGTTTAAGCGGGTTACTAAATCTGATATAACTGCCCATTTTGTGGCTGCAATGTTACTACCACTATCATGTGGTCCGAATGCATCAAGCATTTCCATCATTTCATCCCGAAGCTCTTGCTCCATCTTTAGGATGATCATTTCCATTTCAAATTCTCTTGTCATAACTAAATGTTTAAGTGTTAATACTTGACAAATATACAAATAGTTTCATTATCAACTAATTTTGAACATAAATTTAGACTCATTCTAAATAAGGAAATGTAAAAATAAGGGGGTGCAATCGGCAGAAATCCGAGTAATTAACTTAAAAGTGGTGAAAAATACTTAGATATTTAACTTAAGAGATATTTTTCTTACGCTTGTAGATATACTCCTGGTACTTAGTGAATACCTGATGGTTGATTTTGTTATGCTTATTGCAGTCTCGGCACCTTAGCCAATGGTGTACGGTTCCTGCTGCAGTGACTACCTTCTTGTTGTATACGTAATTAGTACTACCGCACTCAGGACATTCATATTTCTCCCCTCCATGTTGCACTGCATAGTTGTGCTGTGGGGTTGCATAGCTGTTGAGCTTATTGAATACAGCCTCAAGTACCTCAACATCCATCTTGCAATAGGCTACCATCTTATTTAAGGCCTCCTGGTCCTTACGAAATACGATATCCTTCCACAAGTCAAGGCCTCCTGTATCCATCTTAGCCCCTACCTTGAGTAATTTGGCAATATAGTCGAGCTTGTTGCTGTTAAAATTAAAGTATCTTTTAGCCCATTTAAGGGTGTCAATAGTCTTAGGTGATGGCATAACACCAATACCATGGAATAAAGCCCTTGTACGTAACCATTTAAGGTCAAACCTATCACCATTGTGGGCCACAATCTCATCAGCTTGAGCCATTACTTTGATGAACTCCTTGAGCATTGCCTTGTCACATTGGCTCTTGGACCATGTTAGGCTGTGGATCTCATCCTCACCCTCCCACTTGTAGCAGATGCAGATAATAGCACGCTCATGGATGATGTCACCCGGGTTAATGGTTAGGTTATATCCTGTCCTCCAGAATATACCGACATTGAAGGAGGTCTCAATGTCATAAAATAAGCGTTTTCTCATCTGTTGAGTTTACTGAGTATAGCACTCCATGCTAACCTAAGCACAAAGGGGATGGCTAAGCCTAACCAAAAAGGCCACCATCTTAGTCTATATCTCACCACCTCATGCTTTTTGGTTATTACATCACCTTTTATCTTCTCTATTTTGGTAAGGTACTTATATTGTAGCCTGGTCTGCCACCTGGTCTTTGGTATCTCAACAGTGCGGTACTGCACCACCGTATCCTTGTAGGTGATGACCTTTTCCCAAAAAATGGTATCATTACGTACTATTGGGATTGAGTCCACAGTAGCTATGCGGATGGTATCACTATCCTGTACTACCTTGAGCCCATTAGCTAAGGCACGCTTGTAGTGGTATTGTGCTCTCTTAGGAGCTGAGCAGGATACTATCAGTATCAATAAGGGTAAAAAGTATCTCATAATGCTTGTAACATGGCTATCATTCGAGGACATGGGTAGATATCACTCTTATCTTTCCTCACACTGTTGTGGGTGTAGATGCCTGGAGTACCTTTGAAGGCCTCCGTATCAATGGCAAATATCTCTTTTCTATAGGTCTTGGGTATGTTGTAGGTTTCGCAGAGGTACACCAATAACTGACGGGTGCTTTCTATCTGCTCATCCGTATACTTATGCCATAGAACATGACCTTTGAAGGGCTTATCCAGGACAGTAACCTCCGAAGGATCTACCACACTCTTGACGTAGTTGATGTACTTACCATTCACCTGCTTCAATGGGCCCCAATTGCAGACCTCAATACCAACACTTAGCTTGTTAAGGTTTTGATACCGAAGTCCATGAGGTGCAAAGTCTTGGTTATCTATGCCAAGGTGATATGCCCAGTGCTTGGAGCTGAAGCATTGTACTATTGTACCCTTGTTTCCAATGACGAAGGCAGTAGCTATCCTGGTATCATTGCTGTTCCAAAATTTAGCAACCCCCACAGCATTGCCATTGCCTGCTGTATGGTGGAGATATATCTGCTTTTTTGGAGCCTCCTCTTGGAAATATTGGTCATTAGATAGGCGTACCTGTGATATCGTTGTTGTGTCTAATTTGCTCGGCATCGTTCTTGAGTTCTTTAGCTCTGGTTATTAAATTCTTAGCACTTATCCATAGGTCTATGCCCTTGACTGCCTTGTAATTTTCGTTAATACTCACTACCTCGATGGATACCAAGACCAATGCGAGCATCTTAGTCAACATCAAAGGAACTGAAAAGAAGGTCAACACAATGTCATTGAGTATGAAATAATCTATAAGATAGAATAGTATCACCGTTATCTCATACAACAACATCTTACTGATAACAGCAGACAACCTACGTGAGGTTATTGGTTGCTTGAGTTTCTTGGCCTTCCATACTCCCGTAATGGTATCAACGAAGATGGCAAAGCCTATCAGGAACATGAGCCCTGTGATAGGCATAAAGAAAGCACTAACCATGCTCAGGTAAATGGGCCATTTAGATTGAAACGCTGTGAGTAGTATGGATAGCTGTGTTCTCACAGTATTAAGATGCTGTTATTGTACCCATTCTCACGGAAGTTACCGCACATCCCTGTGCAAGTCAACTGCCAAGGTGTGATGCACTGGCACGTTGCGAACATAGGGCGAAGGTCAGTATCTGTATTGAGTGCTGATATGAAGATAGGGAAGAGGTTTCTGTTAGCCAATAGCCATCTGATCAACCTCTGCTCAAAGAAAGCAGCTTTCTGTGCATAGTGCTCCATACCAAAGGCTACCTCACCACGGGATACGCTTGCTGAGTAGTCACCATTCTGAGTCTGAAGTCCTTTGTTTTTTAACTGATAGCTCAAACCAAAGACAGCATCTTCTGCAGACCTCCATGCAATGACCGGCTGAATAAACTCAACCAGGTTTATCTCATCATTGGTCAAGGTCTGAGCATTGTATGCAGCCAGTAGATGGTTGTAGAATGTAGTGCCAAGGATAGGCTGTATCCTTAGAGCACTCTGAGTAGCTATGTAAGGGGTCACATCCGTTACATCCACATTGGCTGTGATGGGTGTGTTGGTCTTGAGGTAGTTTTCAGTTATGAAGTAAAGCATTACTGAGCTGTGTTAGTTGGTTCGTCAATAGGAGGTAATTGAGCCAAGGCTCGTATCTCATTGGTGGTCATTTTTTCAAGGACCTTGTTGAGTAATGGCTCACTCAAGGTGTTTAGTGCCTCTTTCACCCGGGTAGTATCATCATCTACCTCAACAATAGTATCACCAATGATTTGGTAGTTGTTGATAGTAAACTCTGCAGGCAACTTAGCTATTCCAAGGAGCTCATTGAAGATGGTCTCTACCTGTGCACGGATTTTCTTGACTACATTTTTCTCAAATATCACATAAGCCTGCTTAATATCCGAGCCACTACCCAGGGAGCCTGTGGTTCTAACGCCCATAAGAATAGGGTCGATAGTGTGAGCAAAGCAAATCTGCTCAGTATTGAGGGCAGAAGCCTCATGAAATAGCTTATCATTTGCGTTGGTTGGTAATGCTTCAATTTTTGGAAGTTGATCCTGGCTATTGGCAAAAAATGCAACCGCTTTACCAGCATTCTGTGCACCCTTCAGCCTATCAATGGTCTCCTTAATCATGTGCTTCTCCTCCTCTGACTGTGGTCTTTTTGGGAACATCATTGCAAAGGATGGGAAAATGCTGTTTTGAATGTTACTCTTAGCGAAGTATGACAGCTCACCGCTTAGAAATGCAAAGTTTAATGCCGATGTATACTGAGGTAGCGGATAGTAGTCCTGCCCAACGGAATGAACCTCATAGCAATATAGCTGAACCTCATCCTTGCAAGTCATGTGGTAGGGTTTTATCTCTACAACATCCAACCGTTGAGACCAGTCATTGCTTAAATAGTACTTTTTCTTGCACCGTGATACCCTTACTTTCTCAGGGCTTACGTTGTAGACCTTGACAAGTTTACCTTTCTCATTAAATACAAGCTTGAAGTATATCCGATTGTGCAATATTAGTTGCTGAGTAACCGCTTCAACCGTATGCTTGAGTTTAATCTTTCTTTCCCAGGTATAAAGATCCACTTTCTCCTGTGCTGTTAGCTTATTAGCATCCAAGGCATAGCCTCCACCGATAACGGCATTGGTCTTGAAGTCAACAATGGCACCATGAAGGGGTGAGCTGAAGTACATTTGATTAAGAACCTCCGGATATAGGTTGCCCTCACCGAAGTCTACCCAGTTACCTGCAGTCCATCTACCATTGACATAGGGTAAAGTTAGGTTACCTCTACCAACAGGTAGGAATGGGGTGCTGAAAGCCTGGTATCCTTCCACTACGGTAGGACCTTGCTCTTTTTTTCTGCTAAATATATCGTACCAAGCCATGTCTATGTGTATACTGATGAAGGTGCAGGTCCACTAACTACCATCCTACCCTCCTCAATGACTACACCTGTAGTCTGAGCAATGCTCAAAGGTGTGGTGAATGGTCCACTCTTCTCATATATTTGATAGGTGTATTGGCCTACAACAAGGCTGAGGTCAGTGGGCTCTACTAAATTAAATAAATTGTACCGCTCAGGATAAGATGATGTATCTGCAGCAGTGAATAAGATGGGTGTGCTCGTTGTGTTGTATTCGTTTGTAAACACAAAGAGGTAACTCGGGTTTGTCACCGTTGTTACCTCTGTAAGTGTAAGGACTATTTTGTTACTTGAATTTTGAGCTATGTAGATCATCTAAGTATATTGTCAGACCTACCGTAGAATGTTCAAAATTAGAAGTTAACCCCGATAGCTTGAAGAGCAGCAGGAGTCATGGTTACCTCGTATGCAAGGAACTCATTTTCTGCAACCAAAGTAACTGAGTACTTGGAACCATCTGCACGAGCTGTACCGGAACCTTCACCTGAAGCAGATAACTGCAAGTAAGGGAAGTACCAATACTTACCGTTAGCATCTTTTACGATGGCAGATAGGTACTGCTGTCCTGAACCTAAGATTTTGATAGCTCGTGAAGTAGCCATCTCTCTGCGGTGGAACATTAAGTTGATAGTCTGAGTCACGAATGAGCTACCATTTACAAGGTCAGCTGCAAGTTCCTCAGTGTAGTTAGATGTGTTTCTGCGGATGTAGTAGTCAGTGAAAGTGATAGTAGGAGTTAAAGAGAAAGCTGTTACTTCCCAGTCACCAGGTGCTACTGTGTTAACTGTCACACTCACTACATCATCCTGCGGGATTAAGGCAATCCCATGCAAGCCGCCTGAGTTATTCTCACAGCTCTTGGCAACCGCTTCTAAAGCTTGGCAAACATTTGGCATGATTAAAGAGTATTAAAGAGCCCCCTTTGCAGAGGGCTCAAGATTATTATTAAGAATAGAAAACGATTTCAGTAGGGTTCACGAAGTGGAAGCCAATCTTCATATCCGCACGAGTACGGATGTAAGGCTCAGCAACAGTGTCACGTAGGTTAACCGCACGCAAATCAGAGCTATCTCCTTCAGCATCGAACGCATAGATAAGGTTATCTTTCAACGTGATAACAAAGGTGTTATTAGACATCCCTTGGCACTGAACGATTTTGATACCTAAGTAAGTCAAAGACAAATCTTGAGTGATGTATGCATTGGTGTTACCTGAAGCTACTCCTAATCGGTATATGTTTACCAATTGAGTAGGAAGGTAGATGCGTAGGTCCTCAGTCTTGGAAGCTACAGATGCAGGCAATGCAGCGAATGCAGTAGAGATAGCAGTCTCAAGAGCAGTGAAGTTACTAATAGTACCAGTACCACCGTTGATAACCCCACCAGGTCCTACAGCAGCAGTCAACTTTTTCTCATAACCATCACACAATGCAAGTGTAGGGTTCAATGAAGTTGTATCACCTTGCCAACGGATGCTTTCGATGTCTTGAGCTACAGTCTTAGCCATAGTTTCCCAGTAAAAATTCATGAAAGATGCAACAGAGAAATCGCTGTTAGATCCTTTAGTCATTTGCAAAGAAACGAATGATTGCTCAAGGTCAAACTGACAAATTTGAGCCATAGCAGATACAGCACAAACGTCAATCAACACTGCACTCAAGTCATCAGTTGAGCCTGGAGTTGGCCATGCACAGGTAGATGATTGTAAAACGTTACCGAAAACAACAGTACCAAGTTTAGTCTGATATTTAACACCAGGCAAAGTACGGAAGTTGTTAGGTACATCCGACGTTAAGTAGGCAGCGGAGTAGAATGCCTCAGGGTTAGCAGCCAATAAAGCTGTTGGGTCGACTTGTAGGTCGAATTTTAATTTACGCATTTTATTTAGAATTAAATTGGTTAAACTTTCTTAGGTTCTCAGCAAGCATAGTCTTAGCATCAATCTCAATAGTCTCCTCTTCTACCTCAGTCTCAGCTCCAAGAGCCTCCTCTAATTGACTTTTAAGCTCAGCTACTATAGCTAACACTGAATTGATTTGCTCAGCTATCATCGGCTGAACAATAGCAAGGATAGCCTCAGCATCCATAGCAGGGTCAACAGCAGCCTCAACTTCCTCCTTCACTTCCTCCTCTTCCACTACAGTATCAGCCATTGCCACTTCCTCTTTCTGCTCCATGGTCTCTTCGACTTTTTCCTCTTCTTTAATTTCGACTACTTGGCCATCCTTGACCACGTAGATCTTGCCCTCAATGAGGTGCTCTCCATCCGGTAATTGCATATTATATTTAGATTTTAGTTTCATACCCATGAAGCCCTCAATGCTGAAACCAACCTGGTCCTCTTCAACCAGTTTATTGTAGTAGTCAATATCAGTTATTTGAGCTGTTAGCATCAACGTACCTGCAGGCACCTCGATGCCATAGGTAGTGTATGCTTTGTCAAGCTCGGGCTTATCTACCAACCATGCCTCAAGAATGTAGGCAGGTACTTTTTTCTCTTCGTTGTGCTCAAGGTTAAACTTAGCAGAGTTAACTAACTGCTGCATGAACTTAGAATGCATTGCATCTATCTCCTCAACCGTGAACTTAACCATGTACTCCTCATCAGTCTCATCATCTCTACGATAGATCTCCATAGGTATCATGGCAGGTGCAGTGATACGATACTTCAAGCCATCTTTGAAAGCCAATGCTTTGGTTTGTTGGTTGAAGGCCATCCCCTTTACTTTGATAGCAGGCTTAGACGTGAAGGCAATAGCCTCAATGCCTAAGTCCTCACCACCCTCTGCATACTCAGGGTCAATGGTAATGGTGTAGATTGGTAACTCGGTCACGTTTATATTGTTTTTTTTCTATATTTGTTCAAAAATTGCATATGATTAAAATACTTGACAAGGAAATACCTAACCTAATCACCGAACTGACGGTGGAACAATTTGAACAGATCACTGATTTAGGCAGTGATAGCAACCTGGACCCCATTGAAAAGCACCTCAAGATATTTGAGTACCTTGGGATACCTGAAAAGGACTTCAATGACATGGAAGTTGAGGACTTTATTAAGATTGTGCAGGAGTTCAATAGCCATCCGCAACTTGAATACCCTACCATTGATACCCTTGAGCATGAAGGATACACCTACAAGGCTGAAATGAAGATGACCGTGAGGGATACAAAGCTCATTGAGAAGTATTCATTGGCTAAGGATAAGGGCTATGTCTCTAAGATATTGGCTGTGTTTTTCAAACGTGAGGACCTTGGACCTGTTGAGCACTACACTGATGCACACCTGAAGCACAAAGCTAAGTTTTTGGCTAAACAACCTGCAGGGCTTGCTATTCCATACATAACATTCATAAGTGAAAAAATTAAACAACAAGCTCCCAAGCAGTTGGAAGGAGGTAACTCTGGAGGAGTGGACGGAGATAGCGAAGATTGATAAAGAGCAGGGAGCCATCCACTACAATAGTGAGGTCATTAGTATACTCACCGATATAGATGTAGATGAGCTTGACATAGAAGAGCTGCAGGAGTTGGTGGATAGCTGTAAGTGGTCCACCTCCGAGCCTTCAAAAAACTACAAGCATGAGGTAGAGGGGATGAGGCTCAAGGCTTTCAACAAGCTAACGCTCTATGAGTACATTGACCTGGACTATTTCTGCATACAAGGATACCTAATCAACCTACCCTACATCTTAGCTATCCTGTACCGGCAAACCAAAGAGAATGAATGGGGTGAGGTAGTTTGGGAGCCGTATGAATATGACTGCAAAGAAAGAGCTGAGAAGCTACTTGATCTACCTATCACTGATGTGTATGGTGTTATCAAGGACTTCCTTAAGTTTCGTGAGCAGTTTCTTAACACCTATATCAACCTATTCGAGGACCCACTACCTCCAGAACCTGAGGAGGGTTATGATGATGAGGAAGAGGACCCGGATACTGAGCCCGAAAAGAACACAGCAAAGTGGTCATGGGAGCTGTTGATATACAACCTGTGCAATGGTGATCTATCCAAGTCCGATGCCATAGGAGGCCTACCCCTTTACTATGTTTTTAATATGCTTGGAATGAAAAAAGAGTTAGACATCTAACGGGCTACCAACAGTGAAGCCTGCAGGAGGGTCAACCGGTACGAAGTTGTATACAATCTTTTGGTCCTTAGCCAATACCTCAACCGCTTCCACCATTGGGTAGTTCTGAGTTATCCATTCAGTGTACTGAGAATAGATTTCTGTTGTCAATCCTTCACTGCTCATGCGGTCAGTAAACTCACTAACAATATCATAGGGAGGTATCACCCCACCATTCCACAGATAGGCTCCGTTGTTAAGGAAAATAAAGTAATACATGGCAATGATGTCAATCTCAAGCTTAGCGAAGCCTGTCACCCTTGCATTGATACGCACCGAGTCAACCAATGTGCCCTCCTGATAGAGCCCCTTGCTCATGATTATCCTCTTGAGTAGTGCTGCCATCCTTCTCCTGGTAGGATACTTCACATAGAAATTGCCATCCTTTTTATATCGTGCCATCTAACAAATCTTTTGGGATACATATAGTAGTACCCTCAGTAGTGAATATATGAATGTATATCTCATCAATCTCCTCCCATTCGGTGAAGGTGTAGGTAATATCGTTGACTGTTACGCTATGCATACTTTTGTACTGTTATTCTTTTCCATGCTGCTATATCGGTGGCTGAGGATGAATGCTGCACGGTAAAGATGAGGTAATTATCTACGGTCTTATTGAAAGGTATTAAGCTAATGGCACTTGTAGTGTAATCCGTTGGTGAACTGGTACCTGTATTAAAACAATTCATGTTAGTAAGGTCCACATATATGTTTCTTTCAAACCGTTGGAACCTTACACTTGTACTCATTATACCTGCTGAACCGAGAAATGTTGCACCTGTTAAGCTGTTGGTGGTGTTGATGTAAAAGCGGAATGTGGTTGAACCTGCACCACTGACATTGGTTCTGTCTATAAAGGCCTTAATGTAGATGGTGTTAGTTGTAGCAATAGAATTGGCAGGTATCAATACGGTTGCACTGATGGTATTAGCCAATCCATTCACACCTAAGCCATAACCATTACCAATGGTAGAGGGGTTACTACTACCACCTGAAGCTGCATCGATTATCTGCTGTCCTGTTATAGCTGTGTTCACAGGTTGCCCTCCTACTATCTGTGTACATTCGATAAGGTCAGTGCTCTGTAGGTTGCCAGTGTGAGGGGTTAACCCCTGCCTCCAATCACCCCACCAATTAGGTATGCTCATACTTATATTGTCAAAGCTCCGCTAAATGTTTATTGTAGTGGCACGTCACAGTCAGTCCAGTTGTCTACCTCCAAGGTAATGGTCATGACGTAGCCTGCTGCATAGTCAAGTAGGTCATTGTTCAATGCAGTGAATGAAGGTATCCCTGATACATCCATGCTGAGGTCATTGCTAAAGGTGAAATAATTATACAGGTCCATCAGTATCTGATGCGTATCACTCAGGATGGTTATGATGTTAGCCCTATCCTTTTGGATGATGTCAAAGCAATAGATGTCAAGGGTGAAGATGTTGGTGTTCTCAGTGTTGCTAACTGATACCGGCACAATGAACACGATAGGATACTTCTCGTCCTTAGTGGCGAAGTTAGTCATCTGCTCCTTGAAGTCAGCTCCCACCTTCTTAACCTGAAGGTGAGAGTTGTAGAAGGCTTCTATCTTATTGATGGTGGACTGTAAGCTGATCATAGTTCTGCGTTCTTGTTAATTCTGTTAATTCTATTCTGTGTGGATGTCATGGCTGTCTCACTCACCACCGCTGTGACTGTGATGCCTGAGCTCTCAGTGGATGTGCCACCTGCACTCATGGTTCCGGATGTGTTACCTTGACCAAAGAGTTGTGCCGCTTGAGGTATAACCTGGGCAGCGGACCCACTTGCTTCAGCACCACCGCCTCCACCGCCACCGCCTCCACCACCTGCAGAAGGTGTACCTCCTGAAGATAGTATCTGCTTTGCCTTGGCAATGTTGGTAGCTATCTGAATAATACCGGTAGCAAACTGAGCCACACCTGCAGCACCGAACGTGGCAGCATTGGCAGGGTTAGCTGATGATGCAGCAACCAATGCAGAGATAGCCTTGGCTGTATCAATACCTATCTGTACCAATGCCGATGCCTTGTTGAACTTCTCAAGTTTCTTTTGGTCCTTTATCATCATGCCTGCAAGGTTACTCACCCCATTGAATATATCAGAGCTTGCTTGGATGAGGGCATCCCTTTTCTTTTTAGCCTCCTCAACCTGTCTCGCATCTGCAGCCTGTTGTATCTTCTCTTGGTCATCCAGGTACTTATTCTGTAGCTCAAGTAATAGAGCAGCGTTACCTTCTGCAAGTTTACGCTCCTCCTCATACTTCACCCTTAATGCTTCGAGTTCACGGGTCTCCTGGTCAGCCATTGATAGCTGAAGGTCTGCCTGTTTCTTAGCACGGTCCTCTGCTTTCTTTTGGTCCTCCATTGCACGTTGTTGATCGTACAATGCAAGTATCTCATTTCTTTTTTCCTCGGTCAGTGTAGTATCAGCAATGGCAGCCTCACGGAGTTTGTTGTACTTATCATTCTGAATAGCCAACTCCTTAGCCTCACCTTCAGGCATGAGTGCTATCTTAATTTGAAGGATAGCATCATTGGCCTTCTTTTCATTGTCAAGTAGCTTTTGCTTCTGTGCCTCACCCTGCTTATCCAGTTCCTGCTGTAGCTGAGTCTCATACATCTTTTGGAAGGCTATCTTTTCAGCAGCGTTCTTGCTCTCATCCTTCTTAAGGTCATTGAGTAGACGTGCATACTTCTCCCTGGTGATGGCTTCCTCTCTCTTCCCTGCATCCTCTATCTGTGAAAGTTCAAAGTCACGGAGCTCTCTACCTGCTTTCAAGCGGTCCTGTGCATCCTTCTCTCTCTTTGCCTTGGCTTTTTCTGCTGCCTCCTTTGCTTTGGCTGCTGCCTCTTTTGCTTTATCCTCTTCTTCCTTTGCATCGGTAGCCTCTATAATTTTTCGCTCATTGGCACCTTGTCGGAGTATCTTGTTCTCTGCATTGATTTGGTCCTGTAGCTCTTTCTTCCGCTTCATCCCATCCTTACTCCTATCGTATGCAAGTGCCTCAAGTTCTTTCTTGGCTGCCTCCTTCCTTTTGTTAGCTTCTCGGCTGAGCATCTTACTCTTTTCAAGTTCCATCTTAGTGGTATCCTTACCTGCTAACTTAGCCATGGCAATCTCATGGTCATAGCTCTCGGATACGAGCTCAGCTCTTTCCTTACTACTCTCTGCTACTATCTCATTATTTTTCTTAGCTTCAGCAGCATTTCTATCGAGTGCAGCAGTAGTCAATCCCAACCAATCAGTCAATGCCTCAAGTCCTGAGATGAGTAGGTTCAATGGCTTCATGGTAGCCTCAAGAGTTTTCTCTAAGACTCCGAACTTTTTCATGAGTATCACAATGATGGCAATGATAGCAGCCACCGCAGCTACAATGAGGAAGATAGGGTTAACCATGATCTGCATCCCTAACCTCATGAAGGCCCCTCCCAAGGTTTTCATGGTACCCATCAACTGACCGAAACCTTTACCGAGCTCCTTAGGGTTGATGCTCCCCAAGGTGGTTGCAAATATCTTAGCCTTTTCCTGTGCTCCCTCGAAGTCAAGCTCCATGAGGTCATCCTTCATGGATCTAAATGCATTCCTGGACTGCTGATACTTGGAGCCTGTGGCAAACACTGCCGCCTTCTCATTGGCATCCTTCAGCTTATCACTCAAAACCCCTGCCTGTGCAGCAAGCCTTGCCATCTCTTGAGGGTCGGTAGCATTGGCTAACTCACTCTTTAAGGCTTTTAGTTCTGCTCTTATCTGCCCAATACCTTGGACCTTCAATGGTATCTCAACTGTATTCATTATTGTGGGTAGTAATATATCATTATTGTTGTACTATTCAGGTAGCCATCTACCAATCCAACACCTATCTGTGTGGTGAATACCTCAATCACCTGGTTGGCAGGTAGGTATTGTGCAGTGATCAACCCATCAAAGATGTTACTGCTAATCATAACAGATAGCTCAGTCAGCGGTGTCAGTGGGTCATACTGGTCAAGGTATCCCCAATACTGCCCCTGTGCTATCCTTACCCATGTGATACTTCCGAAGCTCCCCTCCATGATGTATGCTGTAGGGTTAGCTATCCCTGCCTGTGTTAGGTTGGCTGTGTATCTCTTAGGTGTGTTGTCAACCGGCACCCCGTTGTAGCTATTACGCACCACAAGGTTGTCAACCACTATACCATCAGAGGTAACATCGTACCCATCACCTACTATCAATGTCTTAAACCCTGGAGGAACTACATTTCCCTTACCAATTATCTCACCTTGCATACCTCCCTCACCTGTCACGTTAGCATAGGCACTCTTCTGCTTGATGACAGTGTTGTTAGCTACCTGTTGAATAGGCCCAACGTTAGGCAGTCCAATACCAGGCTCATTGAAACCAGGTACGAATGGCATGAAGTCTATCTCAGTATCTATGCTGATGAGCTCTACCTTCGTGAGCTTGTTAGCATTGGCATCGTAGTCAATGACCTTGTTGATGTTCCACCAACTGTTATCAATGCGTATCTTATCATTGAGCTTCATCTTTTGGATGTCGCTCTCAGTGAGGTTGAACATAGCAGTCAACATCTTACCGTTGTTAATCTGCCCCATGGTCCTCCTCCAGTATCTGTTGTAAAGGTTATTCTCTGTTAGACTTGTAGGGTTGTAGTAGTAGAAGGAACAGGTCGCAAAGTTAATATCAAAGGTAGGGAGCAATGGGTCATCGAAGTGGCCTACATAGGGATAGGTCACTAACCCGGGTTGACCTACCACACCATAGTCATAGATGTTGTAAGCGTTGCAGGTTTTCATAACACCACTATCATACAGGATGCGTAGGTTAGTCTTGGGTGCAGCACCGCTAATCATTGGCACGTATGCATTGAAGGGGGTACGTATCACAGGTGTAGGACCGAATAGCACGGTCTTAGTAGTTACCTCCTTCACATACTCGTTGTCAAACACTACCTCAGCCTGCCCATAGATTTGGTTGGTCGCATTGGTGTAGGTCTCATTGGGGCTATCCTTATCCGGTGCATAGGTGAGGATGAGCTTCTTGCTTGTTAGCTCAGGTAGGAATGACAGTTCCTGCTCTTGGTCCTTGGCCAACTTGTAGGTCCAGTCTACCTCAGTACCTGCATCATAGTAGTCATCACGATGGATAAGGTTGATGAGGTTCGGCTGTACCTTGTCTACCTCAGCATAGAGGTTGAACATATTGAAAACACCCTTCACAAAGTCACTCTGCTTTATTTTCTTAGGCACATAGTCATTGACCTCCAAGGTACCACCAATGGCCACGATGTTATTGTTAGGCACAATGGTCAAGTAGATAGAGTCAATAACCATGTCAACCCTCACACCTGGAGCTTCGACACCTGTAATACTTCCAACTCTCCAACAGGTACCTGTACCCGATTGACCTGCAGGAATATGAAATGGTTGAGTCACTACAGCATATAACCTGCAGCTACTTAGCTGTTGGAAGTTGACTGATGTAACGGGTAATGTTGCCACCACCGTCTGACTCAACACCGTAGTGGTACCTGGTGCTATGGTCAACGGACACTGTACTGCAGTGCTTACAGCAGGACTTAACGGGTTAGGGTTATTGTATAGATTTTGACCTACAAATGCAGGGCTACCTCCACCTAACCCCTGAACAATAAGACCGGGCCTGTAGAAAACAGGGTTAGGATTTTGGATACTTGCATTGTTAGGCTTAGCACTGAAGATGGTTGCACCCGTTGGATTGATGATGTCAAGCCTGTACCTAATCTGCACCGTGTAGGTGTACTCCTGTGCGTTGTTACTGCTGATGTTGAAGGGAGTGGTGTATACTCCCGTGACAGGGTTGTATATGTTCTGAGGGTCCTCCGTCTCAGTCCATGCATTGATGGGTGCACCCGGTACAAATGGGATGTTAGTGTAACCAGGTACAGATGTATCTCCCGTCAACGTGAAGGGTGTGGTCTTCTCAGCCTTGACCATGTAGTCATTGTAGTCAAAGTTGTCAATGTCTCCGTTGTAGGGGATGATGAGCTTGTCAAACCTTGCAGCAGTTAACCCTGACCAGTTATATTGAAACCCTGCATTTCCAAAGATACGGTCCATGTAGGTCTTAGCAAAGATGGCAGGCTTGAATTCATTGGTGCTGTAGAAGGCATCACCACTGCCAGGTAGGAAATACTTGAAGCCATTGGCTACCGTATTGGTAAACCTGTTCACCACATTGAATGCATCGTATGTATGGTTGAGGTCACTGAAGTCTATATCTGTCAACTCAAGGTTACCAATGGCCGTAAAGAAATCAGCCTTGCTCTCCTTAACTAGGACCTCATACTCAACGCTCTCCTCATAGCCTGATGTATCCTGTACCTTGACCACGTTGGTCAACTGCATCGATACATTCTCCATGATGGGGATACCATCCTGTATGACCGAGCAGGTAGTCAAGGTGTTGATGTTGAAGGTCCCTGCCTGGATGTTCACATCATAGTACTGATTGAGTAGCCTGTTGTTATTCTTGCTACCAATGAGTTTGATGGTCTTGGAGAAGTTGCCCTTCCGTTGTGATATATCTCTGATGTCTCCTACCTGAAAGTTCAAAGGGAAGGCAGTGCCCTCCTTCACGTCAAGGTAGCCTGTAGGTAGTTGTATCCTAACCATTGACTATGTTGTTGTTAGCGAGCTTCACTTGAATGCTCTGCTTAATTAAATGCTTGTTTCTTTTTTGATATACCTCATAGCTTGAGGTTACTATATTACAGCTCACGTAGTCAGTGCTGATGGGTGCATCACAGGCATTGCTGTAGTCAGCTACCTTGATGTAGGTCTCAGGTGAGCTCAACAGCTCCACGAAGTACTCAGCCATCTGCTCAGTCATCCAGTTGGTGTTGAGGTCAAGGGTGGTATCAGTTGTGATGTGGGTGTTGAGGAAGCCTCTATCCTGTAGGTTGTAGGTCCATCGGCTACCTGTTACATAGCCCTGCACATCCTTGTTGTACTGAGTACGTGTGATGTTGCCCTTCTCATAGGATCTACCTGTGAAGGCAAAGCTACTCCAGGAACCCATGCGGTCAAGGAATAGGATGTCATACTCAATGTCTCTCACCCTTCTATCTATGCCGATGTAGTAAGGCCTTGACACCTGCCCTGCTCGGAAGTAGTACACATAGTACCACTCAGTGGTAGGCTTAATCAATGGAGCTGTACCTGCTACCAATGTAAGAGCACCATGGTTGTTAGGACCTACCGAGATACCACTCACATGGTCAGAGGCATTGACTGACTTCCTAAGTATATCACCTATGTCATTGACAAAGTAAACGAAGTCAGCACCTCCTGGGCTTCCATTGGCAACAGCGTTGAGCCATACATCCTGAGACAGCGTAGCGTTGAAGTATGGTAGTCGGGTAGTACCTTCAGGTTGGTTGGTCAGTAGCCTATCTGTTACGTTGTTCAGCATATAATCCTGCCAGTTGTATGCAGGCATATCTACCCAACGGATGGCACCATTGAACACATATTGATTGAGGTCAAGGTGCAAGTCTCGGGTTACTGTTCTCCTGCCATCTGCATAGGTGATGGCTCCGTCCTTGTTAGGGTTCACAATGGTGGACCATAGTACATTCACCACAATGAAGGCAGGGTTAGCTACTACCACAGTGAACAGCCCCTCCATGCTCGGGTTGGTTACACCCACACCTATCTGCGTGATGTTAATCTGATCACCCACAGCGAAGGTGTTAGCCACGTTTATCTGTACCCTTCCAACGTAGGGAGCTACCAGGTACTGAGTGAGTGCAGCAGTGTAGGTGGTGGTGGTCAG